CACAACAGGATTTTCAAAATTCTCTGAATACATTAAATCATAATTTGGCTATTTTAGAAAATCTGAAGAACGGACTGGACTCTACGAATAAATATATCGACACAACGGGAAATTATATTAATAGAGTGAATGGAAGTAATACGGAGGTTAAAAGTAGATTAGAACAGGCAGTGAATGCTTATCATGATGCTATCCGTTCTGAAAATAATTCATTGAATAAAAAAATAAACGATACGAATGAGAATTATTCCATCGATGGGCAAAAAACGAATTATAAAACGAATCAAGCCGATTATGTATCATCTCTATACTATTTCTTTTTGGTCGTTTATTATATTTTTGTCGTCGTTATGATTTATTACTTTGCAAAAATGGATATTCGATTCTATTCCAAACTTGCTATGATAACCATTCTTATATTTTACCCCTTCTTTATTTATTATATCCAGTATTATTTGAACTATATTTGGAAACTCATTTATCCAATAATTAAAATATCATATGAATAAATGACGTTATAACGCTGAAAGGTTTAGTACGTATCTTTCAAAAATAAATCTAATCTTATATAAATTAGGTTTATTTTTTATTATGCCATGGAACGTGGAGGACGATTCAATACTTAAATTTGAATATCCAATAGGAAAAGGAGAAGCCACGATAGGGAAGACGCAAAGAGTTTGTAGACAAGTTCCGATATACTATGGGTGGCGAGTTAGATGGGGGGAACGATGCAATAATGAAACAGTACAAGTTCCGAATCCAGATTATGTGCCGAATCGTGCAAATGAAGTTTCAAAGGATTTTAATTATGGCGTCTATACGGATTGGGCACATAATTATGTTCGAAGAGGAAATAGTGAACATCATAAATGTTGTCAAGATAATATAACTGTTCACGATTTACGCCAGGTTGTAAATGAACAAAACGATCTTATCAGGGCTCTGAATAATTATAACGGTAACATTGGCATTGTAAATGATATGAATGGAAAATACGACGCAGGAATCGACGATTATAATAAAAGGATTGCTGCATTGAGAGGATATTTGGCCAGTCTTCCCACATTTGATGATATTAAATCGAGAGTATATAAAAAATATGATATTTTGATTAAACAGACCAAGGATGAGAAAGCGAGAATTGACCGAGAGAATGTAATAACAATTGATAGCATAAATAATAATAAGACGAATACTATGAAAACAACGGATTCTGCGAACGATTTATCAAAAAGACAGGCGAATAAAGTCGCCGTTGATAGTGCTGGGTTAGTAACTGCGGGAATTGATCTTATGCAAAAATACTATGATTCTATCAAAACCGAAAATTCTGTTCTCGAAGGAAAGATAGAAGATATTAAAAATTTTTTTATGGAGAATGATAGACAATCCAATTATAGAGAAGAAACCACGTCCAAATTTGTGTATATTAACTTCATTTTATTTTGGGCATTCTATGCGTTCGTGTTCTTGTTTTTGATCATGGCCTATTATTCTAAAACCCGATACGAATTAATTTATCATCTTGCTATAACTATAATTATTGGATGCTATCCACTTTATATTTATACGTTTGAAAAATTCTTTTATGGTTTATGGACTTATTTCTATTCTATTATAAACGGTATACCATATAATGCAGATGAATTAAATGATAAGGATAATTTATTGACTGCTGGTTATAAACGCAATACGTCAGACGACGATAGAATACAGGACGGGGATGTGAAACAACCCACAGGAATTTATGCAGTATATGATTTCGTTCGTTCCAAATTCTAGTTTTTGGTTTTATATTATGATAAAAAACCAAAATTACATTGTTCCTATTATGCTTATGCATGCGCCATTGCTTAATGCACCTCCGTTGCTTAATACACCGTTGATTAATGAGCCACTATCTGCGTATGTTAATTTAATAGTAATAATATCTAAAGCATTTAATGATAAATTGCCAGTTGATCCAATACTAAACGACGTTTTCCCGTCAGGGATTGTAGCAGAAAAATTAGTAGCAATTTTATTTACAAATAGCGTAGCAGTTAATGGTCCAGAAGTGTTTCTTAACTCTCTAATGCTGAATGCAATTTTACTAGCAGTGCAACTGATAGGCACAACAATAGTATTTCTATCTATATTAGATGACGAATTTCCACTACCAATATAATCATTATTGCCGACGCTTTCGCTTGTTGCAAATACAAATAATAGTATTGACGATCCATTGTCACCTTTAGTGCCGGTCGGTCCTGTGGATCCTGTGGATCCTGTTGGTCCTGTGGATCCTGTTGGTCCACTTGATCCTGTTGGTCCACTTGATCCTGTTGGTCCACTTGATCCTGTTGGTCCACTTGATCCTGTTGGTCCACTTGATCCTGTTGGTCCGCTTGATCCTGTTGGTCCACTTGATCCTGTTGGTCCGCTTGATCCATCACTTCCACTAGATCCTGTGGGTCCAGTGGATCCATCACTTCCAGCAGAACCGGTGGGCCCAGTTTGGCCATCATCGCCGCTACAACCTCTATGACCATGAGGACCGGTTGGTCCTGTTGTGCCTGTGCAACCAACGTCGCCTTTGCAGCCATTATATCCACGGGGTCCAGTGGGTCCATCACAACCACGTGGACCATCGCACCCGTCCTCCCCGTCTTGACCATCTTCCCCATTTTTTCCATCTTCCCCATCTTTTCCGTCACTTCCATCCTTTCCATTTCTGCCATCTCTACCATCCTCACCGTTGCGACCATCTTGACCATCTTGCCCATCCTTTCCATCCTTTCCGTCACGACCATCGCGGCCATCTTCGCCATTCTTTCCATCTTTGCCATCTTCGCCGTCACGACCATCTTTACCATCACGGCCGCACTTCCCGTCCTTACCATTTTCGCCATTCTTACCATCCTTGCCATCTAGTCCGTGTCTACCATCTTTGCCATCTTTTCCATCTCTGCAACGGGCGGGTTTTTCGCAATTGGGTTTTTTATAACATTTATCGGAACGTCTTCTATTTGGTTTGCACTCTCTTTCGCAACCATGATCGCAGTCGCTATCAGAATGATAACAGTCGTTTTTGGGCATATAATAATTATATTATATATATACTATTTAATATAACTTTTTTTACGGGAAAAATAATTTTGGCTAGATTAGCGCAGCAATAATTTTAAAATATTCGCAATATTAACCACTAGTTTAATATTGCGAAATGATGTAATTTGAAATTCAATTTATAGATATAAGAATGCATTTACCAGATTGTTTATCTTTACCGTCTTCGCATAATTTTATCTTTGGTGCTTCACTATTTTGTTTCGATCGAGAGTCGCGTGTCTTAGATTTTTTGCAATAGGAACATTTCTTTGGTTTATTGCATTTTTTACAGACGCACCTTTTATTATACTCAGATGAGAATTCTTCGTCAGAATCATCACTAGAAGAATAATCTATTTGACGACATCTATCACAGACCTTTGTTTTTCTAGAGCATTCATTTTTCTTTTGTTCATGACGTCTTTTGTAATGATCGCATTTTTTACAATAAGACCCGGAAGAATGATCGGATTGTTCATCGTTAGATGAATAGTCATCGCAATGACGCTTGCAACAATGTTTCGCCATATGGTATATTACAAGACAACAAAATTTAAAAATAAAACTATTTGCCTAGATATATGCAGCGACACAACCTCTTTATATTTGTGATTTGAAACCACAGTTTCTACTTTTGTAAATTAGTTTTACAAAGACTCATATAAAAAACTAACTACATATCCATTCATAAATCAATGATTAAATATTTATTTAATCATTATACGATTAGCACAGCGATGGTTGTCGTTTCATGGAACATTGTTGACATCTATAAGCATTTGAAACCATTCGCAAAAAAATACTACGATATGATCAAATACTATACGTATAAGAAACATAAGATTTTGGATTGTAACATCGTTGAATTGGATCCAAACATTTTTGTCATCGAGAACGTCATCACAGCCGACGAATGTAAAGAATATATAAAAATAATCGACGAAACACAATTAGTAAAAGATGAAATATCCACTGAAGCAAAAAATAACGTAGAATGTTTTCGAATGGATTTATCAGATTTCTCAAAAAATGACATTAAGTATCAAGAGGTGGATAAAAAAATTTTTAAAACAGTAAACAAATGTTTTTTTATCGCCAAAAAACTAACACCGACCATAGAGATCACGCGTGATTGCGGTTATTCTTTCAGAAAAGTATGGGGTAGAACAAAACAACATATCGATTATGTTTTCTCTGATACTAGCGAATCGAGAACACTGTCTATGATATTGTTATTAAACGACGATTATCACGGGGGCATTTTTCTTTTTCCCAATCAAAAAGTTGAATATAGATTAAAAAAGGGGTCGGCGATTATTTTCCCTCCTTATTATACACATCCGCATAGTGTTTCTGGAGTAAATCCTGGCGAGTTCAGGTATACAATCAATACGTGGGGGCAATACAAATAATCCTGCATGGTTTCAAATAATATAAAAAATTATTTTTTGTATTATTTTCATATACTTACAAGTCGTCCACTCCAATATCATCAACGGTCGTTCCTCCATCAGTATTATCATCACTATCTGCCCCGCCATCAGCCTTATTATCGTATTTGATCTTAACTCCAGACCAGGCTTGGTTACGCTGACGGCCAAATTCCTTATCCATATACTCATGGAGATCCTTTGGACTTGGGCCACGGCCACCATAATTGGCCATGAACCACATCGAGAATTCGTTATTCAACTCCATCTTCTTGATACGGCCAGTAGCGTCCTTTGCAATGCGATCACGAATAAACTCGGAGATATAGTCCTGGCTCTGGCGGTACTCATTGCTCTTGGCCAATACAATATCACAATCATTAACCACGCCTCCCGTTGTGAACGCACGTTGCACCAACATCGCGGCAAATACTTCCTTCCATTCGTCGAACTTCTCATCAATATGCTTATCCAACAAGTACTGATAGGGCTTATCCTTATCGCCATCTACAGGCTTCTCTGTAAAGAGAGACATGAAGGGCACCGCACGAATTCTGCGCCAAGTTCCATGATCATTCGACTTCACGCCCATCAGCGTATTGCAAGTCACTACCAATTTGAACTGGGGAATAAACGAAATCGTTTGAGGCATGTACGGAGCACGACCTTGAATCGGATCCTTACCACTGGTCAATTGCTTCATCACACCCTCATTAATCACATCGCCCTTCGAAGGCTCTTGCATCACTGCATATCTCTTTCCCTTCAATTGTACGATTTCTGGGGCCAAGCCACCCACCTTGCCACGTTTATCTGTGACCAAGGAAAGTGGAACGTCGCCCTTGTATCCACCGAGCACCTTCTCCATCAGGTTCACCAATACAGATTTACCATTTTGGCCGATGCCGATATACATATTGAATGTCTGATTCGTGGATGTTCCCATCAATGTGGAAGCCAAGTGATCCCACATATAATCACAAAGAGCCTTCACAGGGAATAGTTTATTCATAAAATCATTAATCTCAGCCATAATTTTTCCATGAACCGACGGATTCAATGTGACATAATCAATGTCCGTGCACATCGAAATATTATCCTCAGGTTGACCCTTGCGAAACGTCTTCTCTTTGAAATCGATCACTCCGTTCTTGAAACATAACAAATACGGATTGTTATCCAACTTGCCTAAGAACGTTCCATCATAGAACAATTCCTTCGCTTCTGTCATGATGTTCTTCTTATCGTTCGTGTTGGCCAAGCGTTGGCAAATATTCAGGATACGAATCGATCTGGGCTTCCCTGACTCATCATTGCTCTGAGACGCATCTCCGCCATTCGCAACCTCATTTGTCATCGTGTTCATGAGGCCAATCGTCTTCTGATTGTATAAATCGCGCAATTGCACTGAGATCGACTTTCTGAGCGTGGTGCCTGAATCCACCTCTTGCCAGCGATTGTTCTTATATTGATACCAAATATTCGCCTTCACGCTCACACAAACATATTCGTGTTTATATAATTGATAGAGGACGTTCGCCAAATCGAAATCGCCACATCCAGAGCGATCATTATCCTTCTTCGATGAGGTCTTTATCGTTTGCTCCACATAGTAGTCAATCGTATTGCGTCTCACCTTCTCATAGTCGTCTTTGGCGTCCGTCTTCGCCCAGTGAATCAAAGATAGTTTTGTAAGACCGCCTTGATTGCGAAGATCGAAATTGCGCCACATGTCACATAGGTTTGCAATCCCACTATATTGGAAATTCTTCGCCTTTGCGCTGAGCGCGATCCAAACAATCAGTAACTTATTGCTTGTGTTGCGAAGTGCCCACCCGACACGAATCCACTTATTATAACTTCCATCTTCGTAATAAGACGGGGGCAAAATCATGACATAATCATATGTCGATTTCAAATCATAATCGCGGTGCGACTCCGCACAACTATCCAAGAAATGATTCAATACGAATTCTAATTCTTCCGCGTTCTTGATACTCGCAATGCTGCGCGAATCATCGAATATGGATTCCATGCAATTCACTTTCATTGCGGCGCCCCCACCTGCAGCCAACTGCATATGATTCGTATCACCACCAAGTTTATTCTTCTTTTTATATGCTTCGTACTTGGTAACAAAATCGTTCTTCATAAACAAGGAAGGGTGATCCTTATATCTCGCGGACAATTTCGGGAGATTTCGTTCGACATTGAACTGGGCGACCGAGATCTCCGCACGTACAATCTCATTATCCGTAGAATCGATCGAAATCTCGTAGACATGGGTCAACTGATAACGATCATTGCCTGGCTTCCTAGAACCATACAACTGCCAATTTACGCTGCCCTTCGTAATTCCACTATCAAACACATCATCCCATGTGTTCGTCTTGGGAAAATCGGCCCACACCTCCTGGATTCTATGCATAACGCGCTCGCGCAACATCTGCTGTGCAATATGATCGCATTGAATGCCAATTATGAAGTGGATACCGTCCTTTGTCTTCTTCTCATCGATCAGACGATTTACACTCGGTTTCTCGAGCACGAAGATGGAAAATTTGGTATCTTCGTCCATCTGATACATAGACTTCAATTCTTCTAAATAAACATCGAGGAGGTCCTCAATATGCTCCTTTGTATATTGTCTTTCGTCTACTTCATAATCGTGTCTAAAATCTAAATCTATCAAAATTGGCCCGTCATTATCTCGCTGCTTCTCTGTCAAATACTCCTTCTTTTTACCTGTAACGACCTCTTTGCAATACAATTCCAAAAAGGTCGGATATTCAGAATCCGGGACATGATAAGAGCCACCTTTTATGGTGCCAGATTTATCCGCGATCCGCGTATTCGTGATAGCCTTTGTGGAGCCCTTTTGGTAGATATGTTTGAAGAGGAAATCGTTCAAGTCCTTATAACTGCCTGCATTTGGTATGATGTTTGATTCGAGCAATGCAGTGGAAAGTGATGCTTCCATTGCTTCGTTGGATATATACTTGGGATATTTTTATTACCTTTCCATAATCAATTTTTTATAATCAATTTTTTACGCGATTTATAGTGTTTTTACACGCCTTGTTTTTCTAGGCGTTAATGATCTTCTTGGCTTTCTAACGCTTCCTACTGATTTCGCACTTGTAAGAGGCGTAGTTTGATTCATTTCATGTATTACTTTCCTTTGTAGACCTTTTACACTTTTTCTTTTTTTTGTTCCTCTTTTTTTTGTTGTTGTTTGAAATTTATATATCATAATAGCATGTTCAGTATCATTAACATCTATATCATATTCATCCTCTTCGAAGGTTGTTAATTGTTCAAATCCATTGTCTTCATAAAATTTTCTTGGTCCTCTTGAGTTTATCATAAGAGTTATCTGTTTTGCACCTATTAATTTCCCGATACATTTTACATTATTAAGTAATAATGTTCCAATACCTTTTATACTGCCTTCTTTATAGGGGGGGACACATATACCAATAATTTTAATAAATTCTGATAAATAAATAGAACAAGCACCTAAAATATTGTTTTCCTCATTTTTTATATAGATAACGGTTGCCGTTTTAAGAGTGTCACAAAAATAGTCGTGACTAATTGCTTCTTGATCCCTGCAAAATTCTTTATCCTTTTGAATTTGCTCTACCAACTCGTCTCTATTTCCTTCAACACAATTACATCCGGACATATTTTCAGAATATTTCGTTTTATCGTCATCGCTCAAAATATAACAGCAAGTTACCATATAAACTATACATACATATTTGTCTAATTAAATTATATGCCTCATCAAAAGAGTATTGATTATAAAGAAACTGCTGTTAATTATTATTTAGTCTCAAAAATGTAGTTATCGAGGTTTTGGGCACTGTTTGTGTTTTTGACATTATATATATCATTGTTAGAAAAATTGAATACAAAAATATATCAAAAGGAACCAGTATAAACAAATATTGCCGTAATATATAATGAAGTTCTGCGTGAAATGCGATAATATGTACTACATTGGGATCAGTGTGGATGATCCCAATCAATTGACCTATTACTGCCGTAACTGTAAACATAAGGATGAGACGATCACCGAAGAGGGCGTTTGTGTATTAAACACACAATTGAAAAAAGGGGAACAGAAATTTAACCATATCATCAACAAATATACGAAATTGGATCCCACACTCCCTCGCATTTATAACATGAAATGCCCCAATGTCGAATGCGTGACCAATAAGGGAGATGGTAAAAACCCCACGGAAGTGATCTATGTGAGATATGATGATGATAACTTGAAGTACTTGTATATTTGCAGCGAATGTGATACGACCTGGAAGACGAACGAACAAACATAACAATAGTTGTTCGTAGAAAAATTGAATATATCCATCTAGAATAATTTAGAAATAACTCTGAGTATTTTATTATAACAATGGATCCCGAAGACTTAGAAAACGAAGTAGAAAAAGAGGAGGAGGAAGACTTGGAAGAAGATGCGCCTGCAGATCAAGCAAATGATGACGAAAGTGAAATGCCTGAATCTGAAGCAGAAGAGGATGAGGGAGAGGAGGAAGATGATGATGACGAAGATGACGAAGACGCTATTTTAGGAGATGCAGGAGATGGCGAAATTGCGAGACAACCGTTTCCTCAGATTGAAGATGATGAAGATGAGGATGAAGATGAGGATGACGAAAACTACTTACAAAAATTCGATACTCTAACCCAAGAAAAGATCATCTCCGATTTCCATCCAGAACTACAAGCGCATAATTACGAGGAGATCGATATGCTTTCTCGTGTTGTTCGTGATGAGTATGGTAATATCATCGACCCTCTTCATAAAACGCTTCCGTTTATCACACGATACGAAAAGGCGAGGATCTTGGGTGAGCGCGCTAAGCAGATTAATGCTGGCGGCAAGCCCTTTGTCGAAGTAGACGAAACTGTGATTGATGGCTATTTGATCGCACTTAAGGAGTTTGAAGAGAAAAAAATCCCCTTTATTATTAAACGTCCTATTCCAAATGGCGGATGCGAATATTGGAGATTCGCGGACCTAGAAATACTGGCATAATGCTTCATCTATATAATTCGTCAATATCGTCATCCGATATCCTCCCAATAAAATAGTCATCTAATGCTTCTTGTTCCCTTTGTTTTTTTATCAACTTGGCACGTAGGAAATCATTATATAACTTCCACACAGGTCTATTACGAAGAAGAATATGGTCGTTCTTTAATTTTTCTGTCGGTGCTATGAATATGCTACCAGGTTTCCTAATATTCGCGTTATGAATAAAGTTTTGTGTGTTCGGAGTTATCCTTGAAATAGGAATGTATCCACCACAAACACCCGGCACAATATTCGGTATAAATATCGATATGCACGACATCCTTTCTTTTTTATAAGTTCACACCTATAAAAAAGATATTCAATTTTTTCGCGATTTATGAATCACATTTAAGACTTCCAGTTTTTGCCGCAATTCAAGCAAGTAATGAAGCACGTCGCTGCCTCATCCGCACTTCGTGTTTGAAGTTCATAATAGGTACACTTCTTTGATTTACACTTTTTACAAGTAAACATATCCGTAGATGCCTGCTTTTGTGTCGTATACTTATTCGAATCTCTCTTGATTTTATCTTCGATCATCTTTCGCCAATGATCTGGATTCATCTCTTGGTGGGTCATAAACGCCAATGTTTGTGGTGCGATCTCCTTATTCTTTAATTGAGTTGTGAGATCCTCGTTCTTCAGATTAATATAAATACTCCGTAGACGATCCAAATAAATCTGTGCGAAATAGGGGTTTTCCCACTTCTTGATTATCTTCCGGGAGTTTGCCTCTTTGATGGCGTAGTTATAAATGCCTTTTTCCAAATTAATACTTATGGCCTCATCTCCAAGAATAGGTGTGAACTTTTTATGGACGTTTTTTCTGAAAGTCTCTGGATTCTCTATCTTATGCATTTTATGCTTATGTCAATATATCTTTATACTATGTTACATATTGATATTCAATTTTTTATACATAGGATTCCTCACTTAATTCGCTTGTACAATCTAAATAGGTTTCTTCTTCTGCTGCCGCCGCAAAACTCGAGAATACGTTTTCCAACAGTTGACCCGCAGACTTCTTTTTTGTTTCCTTCTTGGCTTTTGCAGGTGGCTTCTTTACAGACTTGGCCTTTGATTTTTTCTTATATACCTCTTCCTCTTCATCATCGTCATCCTCCTCTTCTTCAGATTCCTCTTCCTCAGATTCCTCTTCCTCATCATCGTCTACTACAAAATCATCCTTTACGTAACCGCTTTTTGTTCTTGGTAGATCATCATCTTCTTCATCCTCATCTTCGTCATCTTCATCATCGCCTAGGTCCTCAAATCCGCCATATAAATATTCATATATCGAATCCCACTCCTCGGCTGGGAGATTCACGATTTTATCTCCCTTTTTATTTACAATAATACAATTGCCAAAGAAAAGCGTAGTATCAATGGGTGGCGGAAATTCAAACTTATTCTCTTGGGTCGCTCGACCCGTAGTTTTTCCATATACCGCAATACAATACGACTTCTTATTTAAATCTTCAATGGCCCATTGAACATGGCATTTGAAACCCTCTGGAGTTTTGAAACCTGCTTTTTTATATAATTCACTTTCGTCGATAGATTTTACACTGATCTCTTTAATATTGCCGGGCTTTTCAACGGATAAAATCGTAATCTGAGACATCCTTAATTTAACATTAAACAATTTATTTAAGTAGATTTTTTTATTATTTAGTTGGAAATGGATATACACGTAGAATAAATAAAATCTATATCTACGATTGATATATATCTTCTATTTTCATGTTCTCAAATTCTTTATTCTTAATCCTGGTAAATATAATCATTTCCGTGGTCGTGATCTATGGAATCCATTTATCTTGGAACTATTTGAGAGATACATATAGTAAGAAAAAAACGAAGGATTTAGTAAACACGCAGATTGAAAAGTATAAGAAAATCATAGAGGAAATACAACAGCCAAGTTCTCCAGCACAAGAGTTTATTCCCGAAGACGAAAAACTAAATATGATGGAAGATCTCACTGCATTTATGAATTCGCTTTGATAATATATTTACGAAAAATATATAAAAACAAATTGTGATATTATAATATTGATTCATCATAAAGTCTCGATTATTATGAATCTCTATCCGAATCAAATCGCCCAATTGATGAAACGTTTCCCTACGTTTGAACTTCCTTATGAAACGAACTCTCATAAGAAGGTTTCTTCTGAATATAATGTTGCGTTGGCTATTCCAAGTGGGAAAAAAGTGTATACATGGTTTACGTTTCACGAAGATAAAGATGTGTGCTATTTGTTTGAATTAAATAAAGAAAGAAGGATTTCTACCGCAAAGCGTCTTCCCTTGCAGTTTGAGGATTCGCTATCCTTAGGAACTATTTTATATGGAACTCTTTATGCAGATGAGACAAATTCCTCGCAATGCTTTGTGATTGAGGATATCTTTTATTATAAGGGGATCCCCTTAGTGAAATCCTGTTTTCATGAGAAACTATGCTTCTTGGAAAAGTTCATGCAATCTACGCCCAAGAAATTTACAACGGTCTCCGATATGCTTTTCACACTTCCCTTAATGTGGGAAGTGGCGTTAAAGGATGGTGATGAATGCCCCACTGCAATTCCTGATGTCATTTTGAAAACCACTGCTTATGTGCCGCATCATATTCAATATAGGACACTAAATGTAACCATGCCTTATTTGAATGTATATTTAACACGCAAATTAAACAGTGTTGTATTGCCTTCGGATTGTAAGAAAATGTCGTCGCATAAGTTTGAAAGTATTCCGATTACGATGGATTTTTATAAACCTCAATATAAATACCCCACTGTATTTCAAGTGACTGCCGATATTCAATATGATATTTATCATCTATTTGCTTATGGGAAAAATAAGATTCCTGTGTATTATAATGTTGCCTATGTTCCCAATTATAAATCGAGCGTTTTTTTGAATGGACTGTTTCGAAAGATCCGCGAAAATAAAAATATTGATTATATCGAGGAAAGTGATGACGAGGAGGATTTTCAAAACATGAATGAGGATAAGTATGTGGATTTAAATAAAGTCTTATTGATGGAATGTGTATTTCATAATAAATTTAAGAAGTGGGTACCTGTCAAAGTTGTTGATAAGTACGCCAAGGTGGTACATATCAATACATTAGTGAGGTAACATTTATAATAAAGAAATCAATTTACTAATAATCGTATTTATATTGGTAACTATATTCAATGGTGGAATGTTAATTCTAGATCTAACTTGACCCAAGACGCCATATAACATTTTAAGAATATCTGATTTGTCTTTTATTGATAATTGTTTTGCCGAATTAATCTCAATGACAACGTTAATAATATAATTAGCGATTGCTTTTTTAGGCGCCCCTGCCTGTATCATTGTAATTATGTTATAGAGTTCATTCACAATTTCATTCTTATCAATTTGAATGGGCCCGGGCCCGGGAACAGGAACAGGAACAGGACTTGGACCAGGAACAGGTCCTGAAGAAACTGGTAACACATTCTGCTCGAATTGCCCCATCACATTTCCAGGTGGCGATGTATTCATAACAATATCTGCTGCGCTAGATACGTTATCTATAGAAATGCCAATAGCATATTTTGTGCTTGATTTCCAAACCAAACACGTAAAATGGCCGGTGGTTGTTGAGAATGCAGGGGTATTGAAATTATAATAAACGACTTCGTTATACCAAGAATCTACCGAATTCTTCAATAATGTCATGACATCCGTTCCATACCCTTGAAAATATGCCAGGTTCTCTCCATAAGAAGAATTATTACTATGTTCAAATAATTTATTGGTCAATAAATAATTGGACCATTGGTTGGAAACGCCTGCAATTGTGTTATCCCAAATTAATGGAGGGGCTTGGTGTTTGGCTCTATATGCATTAATATAGGCAGTGATTTCGCTTTGCTGTGCGGGCGTTAAAGTGATTGACATTATATAGTAACTGCATAAATTATTTCTAAATGATAGTTTTGCTGCACTACTGCAGTAGTTGTGTTACAATTGTATACATTGTGATTAAATGTATACAACTTTATTTTTTTAAGCACAAAATTGAATAACTCTTTCAAATAATTTTGAAAATAAACAAACAGCAGTATTATGATTGCTTCACGAAAACTCAAGAAGCATGGATATAAAACGTATTTGATTGATCAAGGGCTCGACGATTATTATGATGTATGTCATCATTATGATAATGATGAAAACGAGATGTTCGAAGAAATAAATGAGACAGACGCACTTATGACATTGGATAAAATGCCCGAAGATCTTTTACCTGTCTGTTTGGAATACATCGATCACTCTGTTTCCAAGCGAATCTATGGCGTAGAGTATCTATTTCATAAATATGTCTCCACTCCAGATAATCCATGTTGGACATATTATCCAGGTTGGAAAACGTCTTTTATAATCTGTGGCTTTTCTACGTCAAGATTAAATGCAATGTTAAAGCAACTACCGCTCGATATTCTTTTAAAATTTATAAAATTGGGCACGCCTGCAAAATATATGTCGGATATGTGTCCATTTTATCAGCAAACCTTCCAAACGAATATGGATAGTGCTTTACTAGATTATTGTGACGAAGGTATCAGAAAACCTTTATTGATCCAATGGGTTATAGAGGTGGTTGCTTTAGCATGGGGTTATTCATCAAGAAACGGATTTGCTAGATATAAGAAACAATTTAGTTTTTGGGACGAATACGATTTTGATGACTTTATAACGAACCCAGATCGACTTGCTGCATTCTATTCCTACATTTCTGCATCGCGAAAAAAATTTAAAGGCATTCTGCATAAACTGATTTTAAGCATTCTTTACGTGCACAGAAAGTTTTGTTAACGCAATGACATCCATATATTCCCTAACATATTTTTTCCCAGGATCACTAAACCACCGTCTCGAACTACTCCCTTTCCTTCCCAAAACGCAGTCTTTTCTATTTTATCTTCAGCACAACGTAATGCAGGATGGACCAATATTTTTGTGCCACTCTTTTTTAGATCTTCTCTCACTTCTTCATAGTTATTGAATTTCCATATGCATATTTCTTTTTGCACCTGTATACAAATAGTTGACCAAACAGATAGTTCATTTTCTGTCAGTCGTAGACCCCTTTTTCCACCTACTCTTTTTACTTCCGCGCCTGTTTTATAAAGAGATCCTTTCATAAAAGTTTGGCCATATTTTATCAGTTCTGCCTTTCTAGATTCAGAGGCACAATAATCGGAAATGCGCATATACTTTTCGCCATGAAATGCGTGCTCTCCGCTTTCATATTGCCGAATTTCATAATTGTGATAGATTTCGATATCGGCCTCCCAAAAATTACTTAGAGATCGATACTCTTTTTTTCCAGAGAAGAATGTGATGATAGCGGTTTTAGGGTCCATTTTGATATTATGATTCAAAAATCATAATATCCTATTCAATTTTTACACACGTTCTTGTTTTCCATTAAACACAAATTGTATCAGTAAAATCAAAACAACAATATAAAAAATCTGTTGAGCCGTGCGTATGTTCATATATAGTGACTAAACATTTTATCTTTCAACGATCACTTCTTTAAGAACATTACGCACTATTTTATCAATATCCTTTTCCTCTTGCTCCGGTGTATATGATCCCAGTGAATTCAACGATATCTGTAAGAACTCATTATTTTCGGGCGTATCCAGATTTACGAATTCGGGGTTCTGTGACTGCCAAACGGGTAACTGCTGTAGATTTTTCCTCGCGATTTTTTTGACGACTTGCTTTAAATGGCTCTTATCTGCACTCTCTTTTTCCCATGCGTTTTGATCCTTGATATATACAGTTTCTCTCTTAATGTCTGTGCAATGAAGTGGGCGTGTATACACATCCAATTCCTTCAGTCTGTTGATAAATATTCTCGATATTCCGAGAACATAGCCCAACTTTCCCGTGTTCTTCAAATCTTCTACGTCTAATTGTAGCGATTCAATAAAATCATCGATATTGATCGCATCTTTACACTGCTCATTTAAGAACAAGTTCAGATTAAAGTTATTATTATTCGTGATATTATTCGTTTGAATATTGTTGGTTACCGATTTTTGCTTCGACATTTCCACGATCGTGGTCTGGAGTTCTTTATGTTGCTCCATAAAGAAGTTCTGCATATCCTTACTTTGTTTCATAAACTCCATAATCATTTCCGTAGATAAATTATCTGACTGCATAGGTTCGGATGGCGGATCAACTTTCTTAGAAAACGCATTGCAAGATTTACGATGTTTACAAAGGCTCGACATATGTTTATATCCATGACCACATTCGCACTTAAATTGTCCATTCGTCGTGGTCGGTTTGGCAGCAGGTTTCGCAACCTGTTTCAAATGCTTTTGTCTTGAAATATGACGAGACCATTCACTTCGCTTATAACATATAAACTGACAATCGTCACAAATAAAAGATTCTTTGCCCGGCGTTTTTTCATTAGTCTCCATTAGCCATTTGTTAGTCTGCAGCGCCACATTTATTTCATTATTTTCCATATTTGCTCCAATATGGTCTGATTTTTCGGATGATTTTTTTGCCGGCGTTTTTTGGCGTTTTTTGGCGTTTTTTTATTAGCCTAAAATATAGACAGAAATTTTTTCTATATGATTTTGCGTAAAACTATTTAATTTTTATGCAGCCATATTTTTCTTGTTTTTTCGGTTTTTACTGCATCACCGGGTGCATCGATGTTTTTCAAACATTTACCTCGCCTTTTTCAAAAATGGACATTTTT